GGTGATGAATTTAGAGATAACTCAATAAACAGAGTAAGAATTTTTGAATCAACACCGGATACTGCTGGCGGATCAGGTTATACTGTTGTATCTAACACTGCACAGGCCGGTGATCTTACATCCATTACAATCGCAGCAACCGACGGGGCTATTTCAAGTGCTTATCCTGGTATGAAAGTGTTTGTTACAGGTGGCGCAGGCGTTGGACAATATGCAACTATTGACACTTATAACTCGGGTTCAAAAATTGCTACAGTATTAAAAGACGACAGTACAGCAGGTTGGGAACATGTTCTTCCAGGAACACCAATTATTTCACCAAACGGTTCGTCAACTTATCAAATTGAACCGGGTGTGGTGTTTAGTGCTCCGCCTGCAAGTATTACGACATCAACACTAGCAAGTAGCCAAACACACAGTGTAGCTCATTACATGGAAACGGCTGCACAGTATACAAACATAGCAACTACAACAAGCGGTGACGGCAGTGATGCTACATTTGATGTAACTAGAAACGGTGAAAAGTATTATGTAACATTGAATAACGCAGGTATTGAATATGTAAGATTAGATACAATTACAATACCAGGTACAAGTGTAGATGGTGCAAGTCCTGCAAACGATATTACTATTACAGTTACAACAATTGATGCAACCGACGGTAGTATTATTGATTTTGATTTTGACGGGGTTGGATTAAAAGGTAAATTCTTTGTATTTGGAACAAGCGGATCAACTGTAAACGTCAGTAACGACGGAGAAACTTGGACAACCGATACACTAGCTGCTGGTTTTGCAACAAGAGATGCAGCAAGTGGACTACTAGACGACGGTTCGTCTACATACAAACCAAGTGCAATGGTAATTGTTGGCAATAACACCACTACTGCACAGTATACAGCAGACGGTGAAAACTGGGCAACAAGCACAATTGGTACTAACTTTGGAACTAATGAAAACGGTGTTGCTTTTGGCGGTGGCGCATTTGTTGTAGTGGATATCAAAAAGTTGCATACGGTATGGGACTGTTTGTAGCAGTTGATCCAGGTACAACAAACATTGCTTGGTCAGATGACTTAGGTATTACATGGAATCAAGCAAGCGATATAACAAATTTATCAGCAGCAAACTGGGCAGATATTGCTTGGGGCAACGGAAGATTCTTAGCAGTGTCAAATACTGGTCAAGTTGGTTATAGTTTAGACGGCGACACTTGGTATGACGGCGCAGGAGATTTAGGTGCTCTAACTACAACACGACTAGTATACGGTCAGGGTGTGTTTGTAATTGCTAACAGTAATACTAGCACAGGCTTCCTGTATAAATCAGAAGATGGACTTTCATGGACAAATATTGGTGGAACATTTGGACAAACAATTTCATTTGGTAATCCAGATCAATTAGGCAAATTTGTATCATCTGCAAACAACGGAACTAATGCATATGTTGGATTAATTGGTGCAAGAGCACGTGGTAGAGCAAGTGTTGCAAGTGAAAAAGTGTTTGAGATTAGAATGCTTGAACCTGGTTCGAACTACACAGGTGCATTACCTACTATAACACTAACTGATCCAGGTGCAATCGACGATGTTGAACTAGTTGTAAGAAGAGGCAACGGTGTACTAGGTAATCCGACTTGGATTAACAGAGGTTCAAACTTTATTCAGGCAAGTGCCGAAGTAAACGATGAGTTTTCAAATGGTGGTGCAGACTTCTTCCAAAACGGACAATTTATTGCTGTAAGAAGATTAACAGAACGTCCAGTAGCAGGTTCAAACATTGTATTTGATAGTGTGCCAAATAAAACATTTAAACTGGTTAATACTGTATCATTTAGAGGTACTAATGACGGTTCGTATACAGCATTCTTGCAGTTATCACCAGAAATGAGTATTGCTGATGCACCAGATGATGCAGATCCTGTTACGATGCGTATTAGATTTAGTCAGGTACGTCTAACAGGACACGACTTCCTAGATATTGGTACTGGCGGCTTTGTAAGTACAAACTATCCAGGCCTGCCTGCTATACAACCTGATGCAGATAAAGAAACACAAAATGCAAATGGCGGACGAGTGTTCTTTACATCAACTGACCAAGACGGTAACTTTAGAGTTGGTGACTTGTTCCAGATTGAACAGGCTACTGGTGTTGCAACATTGAACGCTGATGCATTTAATATTGCAGGTCTACAAGAACTTACACTAGGTGAAGTTACACTAGGTGGTAACTCTGCTGCGGTTAGTGAGTTTAGTACAGACCCGTTCTTTACTGCAAACAGCGACAATGTTGTTCCGACGCAGCGAGCAGTTAAAGCATACATCGAAGCACAAATTGGCGGCGGCGGTGCGCAGTTGAACGTTAACAGTGTTACAGCTGGCGACATCTTTGTAAATACCAACCAAATTACAACGGTGTCAGGAGAGAAGATAAATATCAATGCGAACGTAAACTTTACTAAAACTGTACTTGGTTTACCGATAGCATACAACTATTTCTTGAGATAAGATTGGAGATTTAAAAAATGGCAAATGGAGTATTAGGAGCAAACGATTTAGCAGCAGCTACTGACACAATCGTGTATACAGTGCCTGCAGATCACTTTGCAGTAATTACTATTAACATTGTTAATAGAGGCTCGAGTACAGCTACAGTAAGAGTTGCACTAGCGGAAACAAACACACCTGCTAACAGTGAGTATATTGAATTCGAAGCACAAGTATTACCAGGCGGTGTACTTGAAAGAACAGGTGTTGTTGTAGAAGCTGATCGTAATGTAATTGTTAGATCAAGTGCTGCAAGTGCAGGCGCTATGGTTTACGGTTTAGAAACAGCAACAGCATAACGGGGAATTATAATGGGCAGAAACGTTAGTTTAGGAATTTATCCTAGTAATTTAAAAACACTAATTGGTCGTCAGTCAGATAGACCTACCAGTACAAATGCTGGTGTACAGTTTTATAATACTGATACTGATCAGTTAGAAATTTATAACGGTTCTGGCTGGCATCCTGTTAGAGATACACTACCAATTTCAGGTGTTAACAGTAACACAACATTGGTATCAAATAGAAATTATTGGGTAACTGGTAACGGTATTACACTTACATTACCGTCAAATCCAAACCCATACGATACTATTAAAATTACAGATACTACAGGTAATATCCAAAGTTCAAATATTACAGTTGCACGTAACGGTAATCGTATTATGGGAGCAACAGACGATATGGCACTAGACACAAATGGTGCATCAGTTACACTTGTATATTATGATAGCAGCAGAGGCTGGACAGTAGAAGCAATTTAAGGATAATAATATGGCATTTAGTTACCAATCGTTAAAAAGATTAACCGGAGACGCATTTTTATCTGAAACTATCAGTAATGCCAATCTTGCTGATACAACAATAGATACCGGAACGATTGCAAACAATGCAATTACAGCTAGTAAACTTGCTACAAACGCAGTTAATACTACAACAAATGTTGTTACAGGAACACTACCTATTTCAAAAGGTGGATTAGGAACAAGTAGTTTTAGCGGTGCTAACCAAGCTATTGTAAGTAATGGATCAGGATTAACAACACGACCACACGGCATATATGGTATGCAAGTATGGACTAGTAGCGGCACCTGGACTAGACCTAGCAACGTAAGATATATCAAGGTACAAGTACAAGCATCCGGCGGCGGAGCAAGTGGTCACGGCGAAAGCGGTGGTTGTGGTGGCTATTCGGAAAGAATTTTAGATGTAACTGGAATTAGTTCAGTAAGTATTAGTATTAGCGGCCAAGGCAGTGGCACATACTACTCAGGTGCAGGTGGTAATGCCGGCGGAACATCTTTTGGCAACTATTGTAGTGCAAGTGGCGGACGTGGAGCAAACAGAAATAATCAACACTCGGGTGGCTTAGGTGGAGTTGGCTCGGGCGGTAATTTAAACATGTATGGCGGCGGAGGTGGCAGTCATCACCAACGTACAGGCATCGGCGGAAGTACGTTTTGGGGAGGAGCTATTGCAGGCGGACATCCACAAGGTGGACATTTTAGTCACAGACACGAAGGACACGGCGCTCCAGGTGCTGGAGGCTCAGGCGGTTACTTCCACGGACATAGAGGCTCTAACGGTTTAAGAGGAATGGTTGTTGTAACCATGTATTATTAATAAGGATTTAGAATGGCATTTAGTTATCAAACATTAAAGCGAATAACAGGAACAGCGATTGTAGATGATAGTTTAACGGCAGCTGACTTAGCTGACGGTTCTGTATCTAATGCAAAAATTGTCGGTGCTAATGTTACATCGGCAAAATTAGATACAAATGCTGTTAATATGGGCACTAACGTTGTTACAGGAGTTACGCCTACAAGTAAAGGCGGAACTGGCAGAAATAGTGTCGGAAGCGCAGGACAACTATTTACAGTTAACAGTGCTGGCAATGGAACAACATTTAGTAATCATGGCATCTATGGTATGAGCGTTTATACAGGTGGCGGCACTTGGAATAAACCAAGTGGTGTTCGTTATGTAAAAGTTCAAGTACAAGGTGCAGGGGGTGGCGGCTCAGGACACGGCGAAAGTGGCGGCGCAGGCGGCTACTCAGAACGTATTATTGATGTTAGCGGCGTTAACAGCGTAAGCGTAAGTATAGGTGGTGCAGGCAGTGGCACATACTACTCAGGTGCAGGCGGCAATGCAAACGGTAGCTCATTTGGCAACTATTGCTCAGCAAGTGGCGGACGTGGAGCAAACAGAAATAATCAGCACTCAGGCGGTCTAGGCGGAGTTGGCTCAGGTGGTAATTTAAATATTTACGGAGGTGGCGGACAACCGCATCACACACGTTCGTCGGTAGGTGGACAAAATTATTGGGGAGGTGCAGTAGCAGCTGGACATCCACAAGGTGGACATTTCAGTCACAGGCATGAAAGTCATGCATCACCAGGTGCTGGAGGCTCAGGCGGTTATTTTAATGGACACAGAGGCGCAAATGGCAGAAACGGCATGGTAGTTGTCGTTATGTACTACTAAAGGATATAAATACGTTATGGCATTCAGTTATCAATCACTAAAAAGACTAACTAACGCAGCAGTCCTAACCGGTACAGTAACTCGAGATGATATTGCACCCGGACAAGTTGATAATACTAAAGTTGCAAATGGTGCAGTTACGTCGGACAAACTTGCAAATAGTTCAGTTGACTTAGGTAGTAATAAAGTTACAGGAACAACACCATTAGGTAAAGGCGGCACAGGACTAACTAGTGTAGGATCTGCTAATACTTCACTTGCATCTAACAGTGCAGGTAGCGCATTTACATATAGCGAATACGGTATTAGGAGTATGCAAGTATTTACAGGTGGCGGCACTTGGAATAAACCAAGTGGCGTTAGATACATTCACGTTCAGGTTCAAGGTGCCGGAGGTGGCGCAAGCGGCCACGGAGAAAGTGGCGGTGCAGGTGGCTACTCAGAACGCATTATTGATGTTACCGGTGTAAGTTCAGTATCTGTTGGTGTAGGTGGAGCAGGCAGCGGAACATACTATGCAAATCGAGGCGGCAACGCTAATGGTTCATCATTTGGTAATTATTGTTCTGCTTCGGGCGGTAGAGGTGCAAACCGCAACAATCAACATTCCGGAGGACTTTCAGGAGTTGGTTCAGGCGGCAATTTAAATATATATTGTGCAGGCGGAGGAAGTCACCACCAAAGTTTTGGCCCTGGCGGCACAAGTTATTGGGGCGGTTCTATTGCATCAGGACACCCACAAGGTGGACATTTTAGTCACAGACATGAAGGACATGGAGGAAGAGGCGCAGGAGGAACTGGTGGATACTTTCACGGACACCGCGGCTCTAACGGCATTAACGGCATGGTAGTTATTACGGAGTATAGATAAATGAAGAAAGTATTATTAGGTTATCAAGGGTACATTCACCAAATTGAAGAACCTGGCGATGAGTTTCCGGTGTATGACGGTCCAGACGCTAAGTTTGTATGGGTTGATGCACCTGACGAAGTTACACTTGATTGGACAATGGAATATAGTCCAAGTCAAGGAAGAAGTATATGGGTTGAGCGTGATGCTCCGCCATCGGATAATGGTATTGCAAGAAAAGTTGCATACGGTACAGTAGAAGAACAATTAGATATGTTATATCATGAGCTACAGGATACAGGAACTATTAGTTCTAGTGGTCCTTGGGCTAGTCATATTACACTAGTTAAAAACACAATTCCTGCACCAGAGGCAGATGTAGAAGCACTGAGCCCAGAAGAGCAAATGGCTCTAATGGCAGTAATGGAACCGTCAGCAGACGAGCAACCAAAACTAGGAACTGAAGATGATCCACCATGGTTACACTATGATGGCTGGTCAGCATCGGCTCAGCCAAGAGATATTCAACCAGGGGAGGAAGCATAATGCCTAATTTAGTTGCATGTAGTCCAGTAAAAATACATAATGTAAACAAAGGTCATAACTTAGAAGTTCCGCTAGTTAGTTTTGAAAAAAAGTCTCATATAGTCATAGAACTTTACGACACAGAAGTTACAATGACTTACAATATAGCTGATATGACATATTATGCTACAGGACCAAAAAACGATAAATGGTCAACTACAGGACCCAGTTTTAGAGTAGAATAATTTTAAAAAATAAAAAGGGCGCATTTTCTTGCGCTCTTTTTTTGTCTCTATATAAATTTAGTACTATAAATATTTACGTTAACAAACGGAGCAGCTCTACATGAAAATTAAAACAGTAACTATTATTGGCGGCGGATCTAGCGGATGGATGACAGCAGCAGCACTTGCAAAATTATGTCCACATCTAGAAGTAACTGTTGTTGAATCTAAAAATATTCCTACTGTAGGTGTAGGCGAAAGCACACTAGGGCATTTTAACACTTACTTACAAATGCTAGATTTAAAAGACGAAGACTGGATGCCAGCTTGTAATGCTACATATAAGAATTCCATTCGTTTTACTAATTTTAGAAAGAATAACGGAACACATTTTGAATATCCGTTTATTTCGGGTTTTGATTATAGCTGTGCGCCAAACGGTTTAGCTGACTGGGGAGATCTAGCAGCAATGTATCCGGAAGAATTTGGACCTGACAGTTTTGCTAAATTTTATGCTCCGTCAAATACACTACTTGCTACACACAATAGAGAAGATAATAACAGTAATGGTAAATTAGGTGCTAATTATGATTTTGCTAACGACACGGCATATCATTTAGATGCAGCAGCATTTGGAGAATATTTAAAAAATGAAGTTTGTATTCCAAACGGAGTTAAGCATATTCAACAAACTGTACATTCTTATGATGTAGACGACAAAGAAAATATTACAAGAATTTTGTGTAGAGATGGCAGTACATTATACTCTGACTTATGGATTGACTGCACAGGGTTTAAATCTTTATTGCTAGAACATTGGATGGGAGAACAGTTTTTTCCGTTTGAAGATAAGTTAGCTAACGATGCTGCTTGGGCTGTTAGAATACCATATACTGATAAAGAAACTCAATTAAACAATGTTACTAACTGCACTGCACTTGAAAACGGCTGGGTATGGAATATTCCGTTATGGAATAGAATTGGTACAGGATATGTGTTTAGTACAAGATTTACTAGCCAAGAAGCAGCACTAAGAGAATTTTTAAAACACTTACGCAACGAATATCCTGATGTAAATTTAGACGAAGTTGAACCATTTTTTATACAAATTAAACATGGTCGTAGAAGAAGAGCTTGGTCAAAAAATGTAGTAGGAATTGGATTAAGTTACGGATTTGTAGAGCCATTAGAAAGTACAGGCTTGCTAACTACACACGAAAATATTATACATTTAGTTGATATTTTAAATAGAAGAGAAGGATATACAACACAAATCGAACGTGATGCATTTAATGCTGTGTGTCAAAAGACAATTACTACATTTAGAGATTTTGTAGCATTACACTATGCAGCAGGAACAAGAACAGACACGCCTTACTGGCGTTGGGCTACACAGCGTAATAATTATATGCCGGATATTTTAGGTCCAGATGTTAAAAAACATTCAAACCTAGATGCATTAACTGTAAGATTAACTGAACACAATCTAACGGAAGAAGATCAAGGTGCTTGCTTTATTATGGCAGGATTAGGACTCCGTCCAGTTAGTACTAAAAAATATGTAGAAGTTAGACACAGAGGAAATTTAAAATTCTTAGAAGAAATTCGGGGAATGCACAAACAGACAACAGATCAGCTTGAAGATTATGTAAAAACACTCCCGACAACGTACGAATATTTAAGAGATAATATTTATAAGGATAAAGATGAGAGTTAAAACAGCAACTATTGTTGGTGGAGGTTCTAGTGGATGGATGGCCGCCGCAGCACTAGGAAAAATGTGTCCTAATATTAATGTTACACTTGTCGAATCTCCTGATATTAGTACAGTTGGCGTAGGCGAAAGTACTCTTGGACAAATTACATTGTTTTTAGATTATCTCGGTCTTGACGATGAAGACTGGATGTCAGAGTGCGATGCCACATATAAAAACTCTATCAGGTTTACTAATTTTAGAGATAATGACGGTACTAGTTTTCAATATCCATTTAGTAACGGATTAGATTATACTAATAAAGAAGGCGCCGGAGAACCGATTAATGTTTGGTCTGAATTATCAGCGTTATATCCGGATAGATTTACACCAGACACATTTGCAAAATTTTATGCAACAGCACCTACATATATTGCTGACATGAATAAGCAAACACGTAATGCTATTAATAATCTAAGACATTATAACTTTAAATGGGATACAGCGTATCATGTAGATGCACAAAAGTTTGGACAATTTTTAAAAAATAATATAGCATTGCCGAACGGTGTTAAACATATTATTGCAAATGTTACAGGACATACAAAGACCACTGACGGCTATATTGATACTATAGAATTAGATAACGGAGAAAGTCTATCAGCAGATTTATGGATAGATTGTACTGGATTTAAATCTATGTTATTAGAGAAATGGATGGACTCAGAGTTTAAGTCATTTGGTACACATTTATTTAACGACAGTGCTTGGGCCGCACGTATACCGTACGAGGATCGTGAAAATGAAATGCACAACTATACAGACTGTCATGCATTAAGCAGCGGTTGGGTTTGGAATATTCCGTTGTGGAGTCGTATCGGTACAGGCTATGTTTATTCAAGTAAGTTTATATCTAAAGAAGATGCTAAAAAAGAATTCATTGAACATTTAAAAACAACTGGATCAGCTGAGAGAGCAGAAAACGCAGAGATGCATCATGTAGAAATGCGTCACGGACGTAGAGAAAAAGGATGGGTTAAAAACGTTGTTGGAGTTGGTCTAAGCTACGGATTTGTAGAGCCATTAGAAAGTACAGGATTACTTACTACACACGAGAATATTAATAAACTTGTAGAAATACTAAACAGAAGAAATGGATTTGTTAGTAGAACAGAAAAAGAAGGTTTTAACTATGCTGTTGAAAACGAAGTATTAAAGTTTAGAGATTTTGTTTCTACACACTACAGTTTATCTACAAGAGATGATACACCGTACTGGCGTTATTGCACAGAACAACATGAATATTATCCGCAATATTTTGATGAATATGTTTCTAAAAATTCACAGTATCCTAATCTTATCGGAAGTGTAACTATATCAAAAACTTATCATGATACTAGTTTTATTGCTCCCCTGTTTGTTGCAGCCGGAATGGGTTTTAAACCAATTTCTACAAAAGAAATGATTCATCCTACAAAGATACCATTTTTAAATGATATTAAAGATGAGTTTGAACGTTATGAAGAATGGGTCAAACAACAAGTAGAAAAATTACCATCGCATTATCGATTCTTATTAAAAGAAATTTACAAAGGCAAAGACACGTATGCTATTCAAGAAAAATAAACCTTGGATTAGATTTTATAGCTTAGAACCCGGCGTTGCTGATTTATATCCAATTAAAAATTCAAATCAGTTTAAACGAAAATGGATGCAATCTACAAATGTTACCGGAGATCCTGAGCAAACTTATTCACAAAATTGTCCAGGTATAAAACTAATGACAGGAGCAGGGTATACCCTATGTGCTCCTGCAGATTTTTCTATATCCACACAGGGAGATGGTATTACTTTTCAATGGTTAGAACCAACAAAATTTAGACACGAAAAAGATGATCCAAATTTATCTACATATGTAAATCATCATAATGAAGTACAAACTGTTCCGACACTCGACGACAAAACAAAAAGTTTAAAGACTGTTATAAAGTTAGATACCCCGTGGAGATTTGAATGCTCTGATGACATAATGCTTTTACAAATGCCATTTACATATAATAATGAAAGCAGGTTTACAGCAGCGCACGGTGTTATTGATCCTAACTATGCACATGTATTAAATGTTCAATTGTATTGGCATGTATTAAACGGAGATACTGTTGTAGAGGCAGGCACTCCTCTAGTACAATATATTCCAGTACCGAGAAATTATTTAAATACAACCGGTATAGATTTAGAAGTTACAGATGCAACTGACAAAGATAAAGATATGGAAAAGAAGTTTAATTACTGTATGTCATCTACTTTTCATCGAGAAGATTCTTTAAAATCTAGATTGCAAAGAGTGAAAAAAATTCTAACTAAGTACAAATATAGGAGAAACTAAATGACTAATTTTTATGACATGCTGGCAGCAGCAAAAACAAATGTTGAATCCGAGCTTGAAACTAAAAAAGCAGAACTAGCTCAACTAGAAGAAGATCTAAGTGATCAAAAAATTAATCCTTATGGAATCACTAATATCGACTTTAGTAAGCGTCTTGAAATGGTTGAAGACATTACTAAAATGGAAGGTGTTGTTATGGGTTTACAACTAGCACAGGATACGTTTGTCGAACATGGAACAGTTGAAGCAGAGTAATAGTACTCCTATTACTCCCTTTCCGCCGTATATATTTAAATTCCATTATGATTTCGATTGGGATAGTATCAAGGATAAAATTTATCAAACCTTCGATACTGTTCCCAATGTATCAGAATTAGAGTTAGGTGACTCTAAATCAACTCTTTTTGACCAAGCACATCCTCCCCACGAATGGCCTGAATTACAAGATTATTTTACATGGCTACACGGTCCGTTGTCAGAAACTTGGACAGCTATGAATTATAACTACTATGCTAAACAGACTAGTTATCAAAATTCTTGGTTTAATATACATAGAAAAACCGGAGAGACAGCAGAACATCAACATGCCTATACAGAGTTAGTTATTACTACATATTTCCAATTACCGAAAGGCAGCGGGTATATTGAATTTAGAGATCCATTAGAATATCATAAAGCACACACTCCTATCAATCATGAACATGAGTTATGGAAAGAAGTACCGTGTGTTACCGGTGATATACTTATTTTTCCGGGCTGGTTAAAACATAGAGTTCAGCCTAATAATACAGACAATGATAGAATAGTCATGACTGTGAATGTTGCTTGATTAACAAAATAAGTACTATACAATGAATACTGATTATTACTTTCCTACACCCATATGGTGGATTGACACAGCTATAGACACTAAAGCTCTGCACGAACTTTGCTTAGATTTACGTAATAAAGATAAGGGAAGAGCGATGAGCAACTTTGGCGGCTGGCAAAGTAATGATATTTTACTAGGCGATTATGCTATTACTGATAGTTTTGCAAAACTAGTAGAAGAACATGCAATTAAGTGTATAAGTGATTACGGATTTGCTAATGGAACATATTTAAAAATGCAAAATATGTGGATGTCTGCAAATAGTAATGGTGCATTTAATCAAATTCATAATCATGCAGGTTCTTTTGTTAGTGGCACGTTTTACATTAAAGTTCCAAAAGGTGCTGGAGAAATAACCTTTTATAGAAATCATTTTGAAGAATATGCAATTACAGGTGCAGCACCGATTGTACAACATACTGCAATAAGTGGTAGTACTTGTAGATATGATCCGAGAGAAGGCAGATTAATTTTGTTTCCTGGTTATTTACAACATGCAGTTATGCCGACAGAAGGTGACGAGGAACGTATATCGCTTTCATTTAATTTAGGAATTGATAATGTTTGATTATTTAGGAAACAGGTTGTTAAACGAAACAAATTTGTTTTATGACGATAAGCCTTATCACTTTAAAGGCTTATTAGAGAATGTTTCTGAATTAGCTTCTTGGAAAACTGTAGAAGAATGTATTAATAATCCTCAATTTTATAATTTTGAACTTGTTGGTTCTGATAATATGAAAAAAGATATTCCTGCATATCAAAAAGCATGGATTACAGAAAAACCAGTACAAGAAAAATCTTTTGTTGCAGAAAGTGTAATTAACGGTGATACATTAATAATTACTAATTACGGTTTTCATAATAGAGTTATTAGTAGCTTGTTAAACACTATTGAAAATTTATTTGATGTAAATGCAGCAGCGCATTTATACTGCGGTCGCAAATCAGGATCAAACTCTTTTAATATACACGAAGATTACCCTGTTAATTTTATTTGTCAAGTTGAAGGAAAAACAAGATGGCAAGTGTACAATAATAGAATTAGTTACTTATATAGAACCGGAGTAATGAATAATCAGTTAACTGAAGATATGCTAGACAAAGAAATTGATATAGTTTTAGAACCAGGAGATGTACTGTATATTCCTAGTAGAGCATATCACGCAGCAATACCTAAAGACGAAAGCAGAATATCAATATCAATACCTTGTTGGAATAGATTTCCAACAGACCCGATCGAAAATTCGATCGATAGAAACTATTACGAGATTTGACGGAGGATCGAATGGAAAAACTTACAGATGATATATTAAAATATATGGGAATTATTGATGAACCAAAGTTAAATGAGCTATGGGACATGATGACTAATGTAGACTTTGATTGGCACTACGTACCTGATATTACATGGGAAAATAGTAAAAAGCCTGCTAAACCTACACCAGGATTTGCACACTTGTTATTTCACAGAGATACCGGAGTTGCATCCCCATATTTAGAACACTTTAAACCTATCCTGGATAACTTATTACACAAGGCAGATATGGAACTTGAAGAAGTTATCAGACTGAGACTAGGATTTTTAATGAATACTAGATATAACTTTCCAAGTCAGCCTTATGCACATAACGAGCCTCATATTGATTTTGAAGAGGAACATTATACAGCATGTTTCTATTTTAACGATTGCGATGGCGAAACTGTAATTTTTCATAATAGAGAAGAATCAGAACGATACCAAGTTGTTGAGAGAAATATGCCTTTAAAAAATTCAGCTGTTTTATTTGACGGCGGAAGATATCATGCAAGTACATGTCCAAAAATGTTAGACACTAGAATTGTATTGACAATGAATTTTAAAGCGAAGAGAAATGTATAATTATAAAGGAAAAAGAGATAGACCAATTATTCCTCAAGTAATTATTGACGACTTCTTTGAAACTCCTGATACTATTAGAGAATGGGCACTAGATCAAGAATTTTTTAAAGGAGAGAGTAGAGGTACTTGGCCAGGTATACGAACTCATTTGCTAGACGAAATTAGCAAAGAGCTGTATAATACTGTTCGGTATAAACTATTAAAAGAATATCCTCAGTTTAAAGATTTTAGCGACATTGATGCGTCATTCCAAGTTATTACAGAAGAATGGGATAACGGTTGGGTACACGAAGATAATGATGTCCATAGACTTGCTGGTGTAATATTTCTAACACCTAATCCTCCACAGGGCAGCGGAAATACTGTATACATGGAACAAGAAGATATCAGTGCTGATAAGTTTCAAGAAATATTTGATACTGATATGACACTAGAAGCTGATCACAGAGATAATAAAAAATATAGAAATGAACAGCGTTCTTTGTTTACTCCTTCAGTAACAGTTGAAAATAGATACAATAGGTGCGTAGCATTTGATCCTAGAATGTGGCATAGTGCAAATCAATTTTTTGGTACAAACAAAGACAACGGAAGATTAACATTGGTGTTTTTTTGCAATGAGTAATTATTTAGAACAAAAAGCACAAGAGAGTGCATATAATATACAAGCATACGATTTAAAAAATCGTAAAAAGAATCCTTATATACCATTACGAATCATTGAAGACTTTTTTGAAGCACCTGAACTTTGGAGGAGTTACGCACTCAAACAAGAATACAGTGGTCCTGAATTTGAAGTTTTTCCAGGGCAAAGATCTAAATCGTTACATGAGTTAGATATAGAAGTATTTGATTCTTTTGCTAGAACACTACAACGTAACATTCCACGATGTAACGGATTTCGTGACCTTAGTGTAAGGTTTCATTCAGTAGATGAAACATTTGTTAAAGGATGGATTCATGATGATGACCCGGGTATTAATTTAGCAGGATTAGTTTATTTGAATAAAAATGCACCACTAGGCACTGGAACAAGTTTTTACGACGACCAACTTGATTCAATGGCAGAGCAAGCACATTTATTAATTCAAAGAGACATTTTTGAGCTAACGCCAGAAAAGCGTTTAGAGTTATCTGATTACAGAGAAGAACATAGAAATAATTTTAAAGTTAATACAGTTGTTGAAAATGTTTTTAACAGATGTATTACATTTGATCCAAGAATTTGGCATTCGCCAGATAACTTCTTTGGAAAAACATTAGAAGATAGTAGACTTACATTAGTCTTTTATGCAGTGGTAGATTATTATGGATGATATTTTTGTACTTGACGGATTAATACCTAAAAACTATGCTAATATGATTGAAGATCGTGTTACCGAAAATAAGTTTCCTTGGTATTTTAATAAGCACTTAGTTACTGATCAAATCTTTACAGATGAAAAAGATTTAAATCATGTAGGACATAATCACTTTTTATACGAAGATAGAAAAGTAGTAAGTCCATTTTTTGAATTTATACATCCGCTAATTCTTACTATTGCTGATCAGAAACTTTTTGATTACGATGTTCTTGAACGTGCTAGATTTAATTTAACACAAAGGAATACTACAAGTACTAGAGATTATCATTTACCGCATATTGACAGTGAGTATCCTCATTGGATTGCAATTTATTATGTTAATGACAGTGACGGTGACACACATATCTTCGAAGAAAAAACTTCTGATTTTGACCATGCATTAGATATCGAGACAATGTTAAATATGGACTTTACTGTTAAAAAACGTGTTACACCTAAAAAAGGTCGTGTATTAGTATTTGACGGACGCTATTATCATACTAGTAGTTTTTGTAAAGAAAATCCTTATCGTGTAGTATTAAACATTAATTACGGAAAAATATTTTGACAGATTGGCAAGTACATAAATCAAATACAATAGTTAATTACCACAATTTCTTTGTGGATGAATGCCATTATGTACACGAAAATTTTAAAAAAACATTTCCTGATAAAGATAGCACCTGGGGATATCATTATTATAATGTGTTTGCTGCAACTAGTCCTAGTCCTATATGGTATGATTTATATAAAGAACTAAGAACTATTGTTAGAGATTTTATAGGCACAGAAGATCCTTTATGGTTTCAGAGCTGGCTAAATTTTCATAAGCCTGACCAAGTATTAGATTGGCATGGACATAACTGGCCTTATCATGGATATATAAGTATAGATCCGAAAGGTACTAGAACTGTGTTTGAAGGCTACGAAGTAAAAAATGAAATAGGAAATATCTATATTGGCCCAGGGCATCGTATGCATAAGGTTGAAGTAGATAAAGTTTATGATGGTCCTAGGATTACATTAGGCTTTGATATACAAACAGAGCCGTCTAGACCTTTTGATCAATGGAGTTTGTTACCGTTATTATGATTTATACTAGTGAAAAAGATTTTGCATTTGTAAAACAAAATGTAGTAGATAAAGAAGTATGTCGATTTGTAGCACAAGAAATGCGTTTGCTGGACGAAATGGTATCTCATGTCGATCCTAGCATGGGTAAAGAACCAGGACAAGAAGAAAGTTTTAGTTGGTACGGACCATTATGTTTAGAAACACTTAGTTTACATATACAACCTAAGCTAGAAAAAATATTAGGACGTCAAGTATTACCTAGTTATACATACGGACGTATATACAGAACTAATGGTCACTTAGACAAACATCTAGATAGACGAGCTAGTGAATATACTGTTAGTGTTTGTCTTGAAAAAGATAATACACACGATTGGGAACTATGTGTGCAACGTAGAAATAAAAATGTTGATGTGTTTACGCTCGAAGTAGGCGACATTTTAGTGTACCCAGGAAGAGATTTAGTACATTGGCGTAATGGCAGATTCCAAGGCAAAGAACAAGTACAAGGTTTTATTCAGTATGTTGATGCTAACGGAGACAGCACAGATTTAAAATGGGACGGAAGACCTAAAATGGGTCTTGAGTTTGGATCTACTCTAGTTGAAGATCATAATTTAAATAGAGAGCAAGATTTACAGTCCAAGATTTCCTAATCTTATTGCAGGGACTTCTTCAAAGTCGTAAGCAAATGTATGTGACCATCTAAAATTGATAGAGTCGTCTATATATGGCGCATGAGGAGTATTAGCATTGTATAATGTTACTCCTTTGTATTTTACAGGTGCTTTACCTACTAATTCAAACCCCCAATAATCGGCTTCGTCAATGCTGAAATTACGCCAGCCGTCCTTGCGTAGACTTTTGCTATGTTCATTCCATTCTTTGTAAAGTGGATGACTATCATCTACCATAAAGTCGTAAAAGTCATTATATGTTTTACCCTTGTATTCATATAAATTAGTACCCGATAACGTTGGATCAATATCATTAAACCACATATTACAAACTAAGCCATTTGAGCTATCCATGTGTGGTATTCTAAATATTTCTACAGGACGCATCTTATTTCTTTCAAAAATATTACCCCATTCTCTGAGATTAGGATTTTGTATTTCTGTGTTATAGTTTTTATGATAAAAATCTTTAACTAAATGTACAACCGGACCGCTAATCCATGTAGGCAAGTGTATAGTAGCAAATGGATTAGGGTCGTTACAACCTTCGTGATTGTTTGCTTTACATACTGGATAAGATCCAATTAGTTTTCTAAAAGTATCAAACTCTTCGTCAGTTGTAAATGGATGACTACCAGTCCAGTATCCGGTTTTTTCGGTTAATTTTACATACTCTAATCCCCAAGTCTCTGCGGTATGCATACTTGGATTGTAATTATTCTCATCAGGGTCTAAATATGTAAAATTAGGAATCATTAATGATACTTTCTATAGTATTCTACACTTGTTGGAAACGAATCTGTCCATAAACGTTTTTCTTTTCTAACATCACTAATAAATTTTTCTAAATTTTTAGATCTGTCATCAAAATCTTCTCCCCAAAACAGCGCATTACTTTCTTTAAATTTAGTTACTGGATTAATTTTATGACCTGCTAACATGTATATATTAGCACCTAATGCCTCCCATGTCAAGAGTTCAGGCAAATCAAAATACGGACAACCTTGTAATTCATACACTTGCTTTAACAATTGACTATCATTAAAGTCTTGCATTTGTATATCTCGCCAATATTGTGTATCATCTCTATTAGTCATAGCATAGTGCAGTGTAATAAAATCAGCAAAATATAAAAACTGTTCTCTACAGTTGTGATTAAATGCATGAGCATCAAACTTGTTTAATTGATCTTTGTTTTCTGCAATATTTACAAATTGTAATAAGAATTCATGTACGCTCATTAAGCCGTTAGATTCAAGCGGCTCAATAAACGCACCACTAAGACCAATACTAATACAATTATTCACCCACATACGTTCACTCATACCGTTACGCATACGGATATGTTTAAATTCCATTTCCTCGGATACAGGTCCTAAATAACGTTTGAACTCGTCTAGTGCTTCATCGTCACTAATATAATCACTAGCATAGTTATACCCTGTGCCGATTCTTTCCCAAGTTGGTATTTCCCATACCCAACCATAATCTAATGCTACGCTATTTGTGTAAAGACGTAACTCTTTTTCTTTATCCTTATATGGTCTTGGTGCAGCCCATGCACTATCAGTATATGTTTTATTATTAAATGGTCTCCAAGGTTCTTTTAATACACCTTCTATTAATAATCTTTTAAATCCAGTACAGTCAAAGAATAAATCTCCTTTAATTACACCGTTATCTGTAACTACTTCTGTAATGTAGCCGTGCTCATCAGTATTCGCAGTAGTTACATTTGCTTGTATATGTTTAACGCCACGAGGCTTACAATACTCGTCTCTAAGAAATCCGTAAAATTTATGTGTATCAAAGTGCCAAGCAGCATCTTGTTTAATGTCCCAACCGTTTGCAATAATATCGGTAGGTACTTTATTTTCATCTAAACAGTATGCAATAGGAGATAAGTCAGTAACTAAATCTTCAAACGGTACTTTTTTAAAATATTGGTGTGCAAACCAATCAAAAACATTCATAGATCTAAGATCTAATCTTCCAAACGGATAATGAAATCCAACTTTATCGTTTTTATGGAAGTTTTCAAATCTAATGCTCAATTTATTAGTAGCATTACACTTTGTCATAAAGTCTTCGTCACTAATACCTAAAAAGTTTTGCCATCTGCGCATCAACTGTGTTGTACTTTCGCCTACACCTACTACAGGCTTTTGAGGAGACTCAACAAGTGTAATATTTTTGTTAGGAAATGCTTTTATTAATGTTGCAGCAGTCATCCAACCAGCACTTCCTCCTCCTACAACTACTATATTATTAAATTTCATAATCTATCTCCGATTATATTACCTGATACTGTTATTCTATACTCGTCGCTTGTGTAAAATGGAAAAACTTGGTGTATAAGCACACTAGGAAATAAAAATATTCGTCCTTCGTATGTTTTATCAACAGGTTGTGCTGCTTCTCTTACTTCTCCAAATATGTTAGTGTACTGAAAACTAAAAACACCTGCTCTAGGCATGTTACTGCCTTGTATACTCTTACCATTCACTTCGTCTTGCATAAGATACGGCACTTTTACAAAAATAACAAAACTAAAGCTACCATCGTGTATATGGGGAGGGTTAAATTCATATTTTTTTTGATAATTGACCCAAAGTTTTGATAGTCTCCAGTTTGACCTGTCTACTTTATGATTTGTATACCTAGGATCCCAAGTATTTTGGTATTCGTAACATAAATCAGTAACAAATTTTTCTACCTTGTCATAACTCTGTGTCAATTTATATTCGTGTTCAATATTTCCGGCTAGATCGTGTGTAACTGACTCTTGTGGGAACTCTTTTGTTTCATTTTTAATTTCATTCATGACAGTCTGGGGGACTTCGGCATTAATAAATCCGTAATTATTGAACCCTCCGTATAAAACTTCACTCATACATATAGTCCTCCGTTTATATCAGCATCACTATTGAAACTAATGATTGTTTTTGTCTTATTTGACTTGTTTACAGGTGCTCTGTGTATTACAAAACTAGGAAAGGTTAAAAGATCTCCCTCTTTTACATCAATTTTTATAATTTCTTTTTGATTATAAGGATTTATAATTTCAGTTTGTGGACAATCTTCGGGTAAGTCCACATAATAGACGTTTGTCCATTGACAATCTACATGTACATGCCACCCATGAACACCATTTGTTTCATATTGTTGAAACCATATATTTTTTACGTCATATTTGTCGTAACCTAGCTCTTTATAGATAATATCAAGCTCTTTGGTTAGACTAGGACGCAAAACTTCTAACCATTTTCTAGGAATATCACGTTCTATAGTCCAATCACAACGTGTAATATCAAGATCATCATGATCTTCTGAAAAGATCCTTGAAGATGCTTGCTCATTAATATACATCATTATTTCATCTTTAATAGAATCGTGATCATTTAGATGAGATATAACTACAGGCATATCAAATTTTAATTTAGAAACCAAAGCCTAAGTCTCCTACTGTAAAATAGTCTGTTTTATATCCTTGAATAACAGAATTAAGTGCTTCACGATGACTAACTGCTTGTTTTCGCTGCTCCATCTGGTCCTGATTTTTTACTTGAGTTATAATTTCTTCAAAATGAGGATAATTTTTGTAATATTGTTCTTTAAATACCTTGCTATCAAAATAACCTAGTCCGTGTAACACTTGTAAGAAGTTCATATTTTTAAACATCTTATAATGATCATTAAAAACAGCATGTCCGGGTGTTGTTGTTTTCCAAATCGGCAAATGTTCTTTGTTAAAATCTGTTAATACAATACCATCTTTGACCCAGCGCCAAAATTCAGTGTCATTTCTTTTTGTAATATAATGTAATTGAATAAAATCTACAATATTTTCAGCAACGTCTCTAAAATCTTTGTTATAACGTCTAATAGTTGCTGTATTATGACGTTCCCAAGTATGAATGCAGTTAATAAATCCAAAAATTTGTTGGATTGTAGATCCTATACTACTTGCTTCTAACGGTTCTACAAACATTCCTGCCAAACCAACAGACAAACAATTTTTAATCCAAAACTGATCTACATATCCTGCACTAAATTTTACTTTTTTACCTATTTCGATTTCATGATCAAACTGAGATTGTATTTCAGCATATGCTTGATCCTCAGATATAAATTGATCACAAAAGACATATCCATTTCCGAAACGATCTTGTGTAGGTATTCTCCACATCCAACCGCTTGACATTGCTACTGAGTTAGTCCATTGCGGAATTTCTTCTTTATACGGAGTAGGAAATGCAAGAGCACTGTTCATTGGAAGTTTATCACCGCAGTCGATCCACTTTGCTCCTAGTTTACTACTAATAACTCTATTAAATCCACTACTATCGATAAAAAAGTCGCCATCGTATGTTTGTTTTTTACCTTTTAGACTTTTTACAAAACCGTCTTGATCTAAAACTACTTCGTCTATGTCGTCATCGTAAAACTTTACCCCTCTTTCTGAAGCCAGACGATGAAAATAATCATTTAATTTACGTGTGTCAAAGTGATATTGATTAGAGACTTGCGCAAACGGTGGTCTAACAATATTTTCTCTCATCTCTGTCCAAATAGTTTCGTCTGGATGAGCATCTTCTGCAATACATTTTAGTGCAAATGGATATAAACCGGTATCTTCGTCTAAATGACCAAACTCGTGACCAATAGCATGCCAGTAATGATCACCGTCGCCGTTCCAATTTTCAAATCTAATACCTAATTTGTATGTTGCACCGGTATTAGCAATTAACTCCTGTGCATCGATACCGATAAATTTCATAAAGGTATCCCAATGTTCGGTACTACCTTCACCTACACCTATAATTCCTATCTTGGAAGACTCTACTACTTGCACCTCAGCATGTTTCATACTATGCTTTAGCATAAGCGCCGATAGTAAACCGGCAGTTCCTCCGCCTAATATTGTAATTTTATTGACCATTGTTGTTCCTTAGAAAAAGTTCTAATCCTTGTTTATGCGGGATTCGGTTCATGTTATTAACTATACTAGATAGATTTAAAATATATTCGTCTACGTAATTTTTTATATGATCAGGAGTTAAATTGTATTCTTTTTTAATAGCTTCGATGTCTAATAACTCTAAACCATATAATGTAATTATCCAATTTTCAGCTTTGAATAATGTCCATTTGGGGTCAAATTCAAAACTATATGGAAGTCTATACTTCCATTTATTTAGATTGTCCTTTAGTGTAGCTGGCAACCATTCTTCTCTATTATGTTTGAGATATTTCCAAAACTCGGTGTCTTCTCTTGGACAAACATAATGTATAGCAATAAAGTCTAAAATGTTTTTGCTCATTTGGTTAGATTTTTTGTTATAAATTTCACTTACTGAATTATCATTTTTCCATCCAGGTAGTAAAGTAATAAACAACCAAGTTTGTAATAAGCCCTGACTAATGGCTGAACTTTCTAAAGGTTCGACAAATCCACTACTAAGGCCTACTGCACAACAGTTTCCTATCCAATTTCTATCAAGTGATCCGGGATCAAATTTAATTTTTTTAAATATTTTAATTGGGTGTCCAAGTTTCTTTTCTACTTCGGCTTGTGCCTGATCAAAATCTAAATACTTGTCACAAAATACATAGCCGTTGCCCCATCTTCCTTGTACAGGAGTATTCCACATCCACCCATAGTCCATTGCAGTAGCAGTAGTATATATTGGATACTCGTCTGTGTCTTCAGTCGGAAAAGCAATAGCACTGTTTGTTATTAACTGATTACTATAACTATTCCATTTAGCACCTAGCTCTTTCATTAATACTCTTGCCATGCCCGATGCATCTATAAAGAAATCGGCTTTATGTATTTGCGCACCGTTGATGTTTTTAATTTTTCCTTGTTCTACATTTACACCAGTAATTTTATCTTCTTTGATAATAATATTTCTTTTAGAGCATAGTTTTAACAAGTATTCATTTAATAATAATGCATTAAAATGAAATTGTGCTGCCTCTGGCTCTTTTTTATTTTCAGTCCATTCGCAAGACACACTAGGCTGATCAAAACCAATACCGGTAACAGTTAACGGATCAACTTTTTCAGAAATTAATTTTTGATAAAACGGAAAAGACTCTCCGTTTGTCATTAGATAATCATCAATTACACTGTGATAATAATCCGGTACTCCCCAATCTTTAAAATGTATTCCGACTTTCATTGTTGCGCCGCAATATTTTACAGCATCATTGACATCAATGTCTAAAAATTCACACACTGCTTTCCAGTGCTCGGTTGATCCCTCACCTACTCCGATAATTCCTATTTGATCACTTTTGATAACAGTGACATCAAAATTAGGAAACGCTTTTTTAATCATAAGTGCTGACAGCAGACCGCTTGATCCGCCTCCTAGCACAGTTACAGATTGCATTTTGGTGTTTTTCCTATAGTTATATTTGCTATTGAGTCTCTAGCTAAGTTAACATTTATGTTTCCGCTTGGTAAGGTATTAAATGCTACAACCCACCTATCATAATCTTCATAATGTGGCTCCGTAGAATGATACATCCAACTCGGAAATACTATAAGTTTTCCAGGATACGGAGGTAATGCAATTAAAGGTTCGTAATCATGTTGTAATACTTCAATTTGAGCATGTAGTCGTTGGTGCAAAGGATCTTCGAAAAGGATAGGAGCACCGTGTGTACAATAATATACTCCACTAAACATACTCATACTATGCTTGTGAGCATGACTGGCTAAACCTGCATTTGACTCAGCACAGTTGCTCCAACTAGACGTAACACTTAGTTTGTCCATATCGTAACGATTATCTTCGACGATTCTATCTAAGCATTGATCAATCCAACCGAATAAGTCATTAAATAACGGATCGTCATGGACATCATTTGTTGATGTTATGCCGTGTGAAGGATTGCGTCGAGATTTTAATCTCTCGATTAAATTTTCATTATCAATATCTTTATTATGAAATTCGTAAATTTCAACTGGAAATACTTTATTTTTTTGAAAATCAGTGTTACTCATATATGTACTTATTTTTAGTATAGGTGTAGCAGCTACTATTTGAATAAATACTGTGTCGGAGAAAAAAATATGAGCCAAAGCCCAATTGTAGATAGAATTAGACTTATACCAAGACCTGAAGACTTTCTAAATAGAAATATCGGTTCAAGTGGTGAGTTATATTATAGTAAAACTGCAAAAACATTACGTGTCTATGACGGTACAATTCGTAGTGGTTTTGAAATAATAACAGAAGATAATGTAAGACGAAATGTTGCTAATCAAGAAGTTGCAACAGTTAAGTATCATGTAACTGTAGATAGGAACGACGATGATACTGCAAATGTATATGTACTCAACGGAGATAAAAATCCAACAATAAACTGGGTAGTAGGTTACACATACTATTTTGATCAAACTGATAACACAAACTTATATTATCCAAATCCGCCGGGGCCAATTTTTAACGAGCACCCGTTAGAATTCAGCGTAGATGACCCAGATGGTATAACTGGTTCAGGCACAACTTACCATGATAATGTAATTTATCTCTTAGATAATGCACCAGTAACTAGAGAACAGTACTTGAGAAATTTTGCAAGTAGTGATCATAGAGCTGTACAAATTACTATCACTGCTGATACAAACTCAACCTTATATTATTACTGTACTAATCATATTGGTATGGGCAACGAAGGCACAAAAGTATATCCGGGCAGTTCAAGCAGCGGAGGCGGTGGCGTCACTCCTACACCAGGAGACGGTGCAAGCATTGAAGTTTCAGAAACTGCTCCAACAGATCCTAATAATGGCGACTTATGGTTTCAAAGTACAACCGGTAGATTACTAGTTTATATTCAAGACGATGACGGAGCGCAATGGGTACAGCCAGCAGCAGTAACACCGGATAGTCCAGATATTATAATTGATTATGCAGATATTATTAACAAACCTACATTTGCTACAGTAGCGACTACTGGCGATTATGCTGATTTAATTAATACCCCTCAAATAAATATTCCTACAACACTTACAGATTTAGGTATAAGTGACGGTACCGACGGACAAATACTAACAACAGATGGTGCTGGAGGATTTACTTTCCAAGACACTCAAGCAGGTGTTGATCTAACAGCATTTAGTGTTACAGTTAATCCTGCGTCAGGTACTGGAGATTTAGCATACGATAATACAACAGGCGTATTTTCATATACACCACCATCAGGTTCAGGAGGTTCAAACTTTGACCAAGATTTGAATACTACAAATGCTGTTACATTTGATGTTGTTACCGCTGGAGATTTTATTACTGCTGGAACTAGTGATCCTAGTATTGAAACTGCAACTACACTTACTATTAATACAGCAGATGGCCTTTTAGTTGAAGGCACAGGCCCATTTAGACTTCCGAGGCTGTCTACTGCACAACGAAACTCAATTGCAGCAATCGACGGCGACATGATTTATAACACTACCGATAATAGAATACAAGGTAGACAAAATGGTTCTTGGATTAATATTGACGACGGTACAGCTGGCTAATGGAAAAAGAATATACAGTAATCGTATACAATAGAGAAGACTTACCTGAGATTGAAGCAGAAATTACTGCTAGTTCAGGATCCGGACCTATACCTAAACGGTCTGTTGATATTGCAAATCCTCGACCAGGATCAAAAATTCAAACACACTTTATGCTTACAGACGAAGAAGCAAATGAACTTTTAAACGATCCTAGAATACGTGCTATTGAAATACCACCCGATCAAAGAGACGATATACAAATCGGGTTGAATGCATATCAGAATGCAAACTTCTTTAGAGGATCAACTTCATTAAACGATGCAGTAAACTGGGGATTAGCTAGGTGTACTAAACTTATAAACAACTACGGCAATACTCAAGATTGGAACTTCGTAAGAAACACAGCACCAAATACAGGATTTCACGAATACGGAACCGAAGGCGAAGGTGTTGATATTGTAATTCAAGATAGTGGAATACAACCAGACCATCCTGAATGGCAAGATGTAAATGGTGTTAGCCGAATGCAACAAATAAATTGGTACACTACAAGCGGACTAGCAGGAACTCAAAGCGCCAACCACTATAGAGACTACGACGGCCACGGCACGCACTGTGCAGGCATTGCCGCAGGTAAAACATACGGTTGGGCAAAGGGTGCAAGAATCTATGCACAAAAATTAAACGGCTTAGAAGGAACCGGAGATGCAGGTACAGGTATCCCTATTACTGATGCATTTGACACTATACGCCTTTGGCATTTAAATAAAGGTCTTGAAGCAAACGGTTATAGACGTCCTACTGTTGTTAATATGAGTTGGGGATATAGCGGTGCAATATCAGGCCCTCCAGTAAGTGGCACATACAGAGGCACGCCTTGGAATTACGGTGATACAAACTTTTCAACATCAAATGAATTATGGGCAAATGCTGGTATAGTTCCGGAAATAAGTGGATCTAGAAGATTTCCAGGACAGGTTGCATCTGTTGATGCAGAAGTAGAAGATATGATTGCAGACGGAGTAGTTGTATGTATCGCAGCCGGTAATAGTTATTATAAATCAGATATTGTAGGAGGTCCTGACTACGATAATAGTGTTACATACACAGGTAGTACTAGATTTTATCATCGCCCTGGATCTCCGCATGCCGACGGAGCATTTTATGTTGGAAACATAGATTCAGCAGTAAATTTAGAAACAGTCGACGGCGAAACAGTTTATCATGATAGACCTGCAGGATCTAGTGTTAGAGGTCCGGCAGTTGATATATGGGCACCTGGTAGTAATATAATGAGTACTGCTAGTAATTTTAATAATACATTTGGATACTCTCAATTAGATTATCCGGATGATGATAATTTTAAAATAATGAGCATCGGCGGAACTAGCATGGCATCACCTCAAGTAGCAGGAATTGCTGCTATGCATTTAGGTGTCAAACCACAAATGACTCCTGCACAACTAAAAGCAGTCTTAGAAGCAGATTCTACAGATGTAATATCCGATACTGGACTAGATGATGACTATACAAATATTACTACAAGTTTGATGGGAAGTCCTAACCGACATGTAGTTTGCCGATACGGAAAACAACCTAGAGTACTAGGAGGCACGCCAGACGGTAGTTTAAATGGATTTATTATTTCAGAAAATGGTAACGGATATCATCATTATCATTTAGATGCTGATCAAACAACAGTCAATGAAGGCGCAACAGTAGTTGTTACGTTATCTACTATTGGTGTAGACGATGCTACGGTTATTCCTTATACAGTTACTGGAATAACTCAAGATGACTTGTCAGCAGGAAATTTAACTGGAACATTTACTATAGTTAATAGTACAGCTAGTACAACATTTACTTTTGCTCAAGATACAGTGACTGAAGATGAAGAAATATTTAAACTAACTTTAGACAATCAACGAGCACATGTCGAAGTTATTATAGAAGCAAACTCAACCTAAGGTAAATACAGTAGAGGAATAAAATATGGCAATTAATTTTCCAAGCAACCCTAGTTTAAACGACGAATTTACATCCGGTGACACATCCTGGCGATGGGACGGAACTGCTTGGATTGTAATTAGTAACATTCAAGATAGTGCATTACCTACATTTTTAAATTTAATAGATACACCGAGTACATATAATGCAGGTTCGTTTTTAAAAGTAAACACTGCTGGTGATAGACTAATTTATACTACAATTGATGCAAATAGTTTTGGTAATGCTGTGGTACAAGGTGAAGGTACTGCGTCGGCTACTATTCCGGGCGATGATTTAATTTTTGTTGCTGGTACAGGAATGAACATTACTGTCGATACACAATCGAACACATTAACATTTGATTCAAGTGCAAGCGGTACAGGAGATGCATTTAATCTTGTTGTATCAGATGACGGTTCATTAGAAGCACAAGGTGCTACCAGACTCGATATTATTGGCGGAACAAATATTTCAACCAGTCTTGCTACAGATACTACCAACTTACAAATTAATATGGATAGTTTCAGTATTGACTTTTTAACTGATGTTGATGTTACATCTACTCCGCCTACAACTGGACAAGTTTTGAAATGGAACGGAAATAGTTGGGCGCCAGGAGTTGATGCTACTACAGGCGGCGCCGGCACAGATGCTGATACCTTAGACGGTTTTGACGGCTCTTATTATTTAGATTATAATAACTTTAATAACACTCCGACAGTTGCTACACTTGCATCATTTAGTATTGGTAACGAACTAAGTGCTGACGGCAATGGTTCTATTACATACGATAACACAACTGGTGTATTTAGATACACCCCGCCTGATCTAAGTGTTTATGCCTTGTCAAGTGCAGTGTTTAGTGGCAACTACGACGATTTAAGTGGTAAGCCTACTATTCCATCGTCTCTTACAGACTTGGGTATTAGTGACGGTACCGACGGACAGGTGCTGACTACTGACGGTGCTGGAAACTTTACATTTTCTGATGTTTCATCTGGCGGTGGTGGTGGTGGTATTGCTAATATAGTTGAAGATACTACACCACAACTTGGCGGATCTCTAGACACTAACAGTTTTGGTATTAATAACACTCAGGGCAACTTAGTATTACAATCCGGTGGCACAGTGGTTGCATCTACGTTAAACACAACTACACTAACACTGGGCACCGGACAAACATATACATTGCCAACTTCAGACGGATCATCAGGACAAGTATTATCAACTAATGGTTCAGGACAAGTAACGTTTAGTACATTATCAACACCTAGTGTTGCTTGGGGAGACTTATCAAATGTTCCTAGTAGTTATACAGTAGATCAAGTATTAGAAGCAGCTATAGTTACATTACGAGTTACATCTTCTGGAACAGCGGCATATTTGTTCGGACATTACGGAACTACAAACAATCCTACAATATATGCAATTAGTGGAACAACTATAGCATTTGATCTAAGTCAGGTACCAAGTCATCCGTTTGCGATTCAAGACAGTACTGGTACAAACTTTAATACTGGTCTTGTACATGTCGACACAGATGGTACAGTAAGTACAGGAGCAAACGCACAAGGTAAGACGAGTGGAACTTTATATTCTATCTAAACTCTAAGTAATGACTTTAACTGCCATCTAATCCTAGCAGTATTTGCAATGTTTTCGTGTACTGATTTTGGCTTTGCTCCGCCACTTCTTGTAGGACTATGAGCATCATTAATAATAGATATTTGTTGATCTAATTCTTTTAGAAGTGATTCTACTTTTCTTCTAGTTTCTGGTATTTTTATTTTATCAGCCTTCTGTTTGAATGCTGCTATTTCTTCTGCATACCGATTAAATTTTTTAAGATCATGCATCGCTATTACCTATATTTGATGCCGGTATTACAACAAATATGTCACTATCTCTTTCACCGTTGCTAGTTTGTGTTATACTAGCACCAGCTGTTAAACTTTCAATACTAATAGGCATCATAGGAGGAACATGAAATACATTTCCTTCCTTACACTCCTTTTCATAGTACTGTCCGTCACTGGTATCAATCCAACGTATTCTAAAAATTCCGTTATTAACAAATAAACTCTTTTCAGTTTCTTTCTGAAATTGCATAGGAGTTTTAACACCAGGATTTTCAAATGCTAAAATTTTAGAACAATAATCTTTTGTAATTGCCCAAATAATTTCATAACCGTAATCAGTTTGTTTAACATTATCTTTTGCCATTATTAATCCTAATTAATTAAATCTATTACTTCAAAAACTGTTTTTAGTTTAGTAATATTGCTTCTTTTATTTAAAGTATTTTGTAGACCGCTATGCAAAGGTTTGGGCCACTTAGTAAAGCTGCACCATGCATAGCCATCGTGTTCAGAATTTAGCATAGGAATAAATTCGTCTTTAACTACACATAGATATGTGTGAAAATGAAAATGCTCGTCGTTGCTAACAAACGTTTCTAAAGGTATTGTTTTTTTAATTTCGACATCGCCGATTTCTTCGGTAATTTCTCGTCGAAGACCTTCCCAAGGTGTTTCTTTGCCTTCGTTTGTGCCACCGACAAGACCCCAAACATTATTACGTTTGTTATTTGCACGATGTAAAAATAAAAATCTTTTGGTATTAAGTGCATATAATAATGCACCGCTACAAACAATCTCTTTCATACTAGTAATTATTCTAGTATGCAATTCTCCAAGTGCCATCTGGATACTCGCCTTCGTAGCTCATAATCCATTCATTGCCAGTCCATTTATACTGTATACTTGTATTTAGATTAGTTGTATACACCTCGGTACTATTGTTAGCTGCTGTAAATACTCTTACCCACCTATCACCGGTCCATTCAACAATATCGTTAGCACTTGCAGCAAAATCTGTTCCATCTGCATTCTTCCATGCGTCAGGACCGTCAACGTCGAGATACAATTCGTATTCTACAACATCGCCAATCTCTAACATTGTTCCAAATTTAATAATGTAAGTGTCTAATGGTGTTGAGTCTGCACTTGCGTATGTTCTTGAGGAGTCACCGTCTTCGGCTGTTGCACTTGTTTCAACTCCATTAACCCAAACTTTTAACCCAGTAACATCATGGAACGGAAACTTAGTATCGTATGTTAAAATTTTATTAGTAGTAGTAAATGTGCCTCGTTGTACATGACCTATATTACCTAATAATAGTATTCTAGGATTACTACTAAGACCAAAGTCTTGTGGATTTTTCTTGCTAGGATCAATAATATAATCTATGCTAGTACGTCCTTCAAGATATGTATCATCTGGTAACGTGTCAGCATCAACATTAACTATCAATTCGGTTTCGTCGGTTGTATTAATTGCAACTGTACCTACGATTTCAAATCCATTTGAACGCTGCAATCGGATTTCAGTAATACCTGATTCAAACTCATATGGCATTGATTTTAAATAACCTGTCCATGTTTCTGCACCAACAACAGCATTTTTACCGATTAACTTGGCAATACCATTCATAAACAGTAAATCATAATTATTATGACTTGTGGCAATTAGAGTTGTTTCAGACCCAAGTGCTTCGCGCTTGCCTGATAGTTTCTTAGGAATATCTTCACTTACAATTTCGGTTTCTTTAACAAGACTTTGTGCATATGCTGTGTCGTTTATGTTTATTTCCAAACCGTCGTCTGCAAACATTGCTGTAATGATATTTGTAATGACACCAAGTTTTTTAACTTTAACTGGCGGACTTATATAAATTGGCATTTCAAAAGTAAGTGTTGCAACATCGATTTCTGACTCGGTACCTGTAGGAATACTGCGAGAACTAAATGCAATGTTGGTTAGATTTACAACACTCAAACTAGTCCAATCAATATAGTTATCTGTACTTTGTATTTCTAAACTAGGATTAAACAGCATTAATATCTGTTCCATAATTTGTAGCTTTTGATCTGTATTAGTTGTCCATAAGTCTAAATTTACAGTTAGAGTATAAGGAGTAGGCATCAAACGTTCAACTGTATAGTTCTTGCCTTCTTTCTTTAAATACTCGTCGCCATTTGAATCATACGCACGTTCTCTGATATTCAACTTATTAACATAGCTACTATCAGCTAGACGTGCAGTGTCCATTTCTAAACCAGTTATATACACTGCCATTCTTGGAGCACTTGGCATTTTATTTTCAGAATTATCTCTAATAATAGCACCAACTTGTCTTGTCAAGTCTCCGTACATAACTGGAACCTTTACAAGATTGTCATTGCCATCTTTATAACCAAACTCTCCCATCATACGAATAATTTGTGTAATGTAACGTCTAATTTGTTGATCGTAAAAATGTTGCATTAATTATCCGCCTTAGGTTTAAGTGCCTGCGATAGACCTTGTTTCTCTTTAAATGTCTCGCCTGCAACAGTTGTTTCGTTACTGTTATTGATAAATGTACCTTTTTGGTTGTTAGCAGTATCAGCACCATATAAGTCTGCACGTTTAACATCTTGTACTTTGTTCCAGCGATTGGCCTTATATTTAAAAAGTCTGTTAGGCATAAAGTCTGTTCTCATAAAATAATCTCCGTCTTGTGGAGATGGAGGAAAACTAATGCCATGTCCGAACGGTTCTCCGTTCGGAGCTATATCTCCTCCTATTAGATATCCTTTGTACCCAGGACGATCTGGCTTAGCCATTTCTTTTAAATCATCCGTACCTTCAGTTTCAGTTAATTCTGTTTCGCCACTATCAGTAGTTTGTAAGGTATAAAAATGACTAACATCGTAACCACTTTGTTGTACTTCTTCTGTTGCTTCGTCTTTAACTGCTTGAGAAATTTGCATTTCTTTTTCGTATGTAGACAATAGGTCGCGTAAGGTATCATTGCTGCCTTCTTCAGCAGGAAGATCAAGTATATCTTTGTATTCTTGTCCGTCGTATATTTGTTTTAATTTAATACGATATAAATGCGGATACCAAGTTTGTGAAAATCCTTCTGCTGCACGATTAACGTCTTCTACTACATAAAAACGTTTAAGTGCAACATCGTAACTATTTTCAGCATACTCATCTAACAAGTGAGGTAATTCAATTACGTCTCCCGGCATAATTTTTCTTCCTAGTGTTTTTACGCTGCTTCTAATATGAATAGTCATAAACAAAGTATCATTACTCAAAAATAAACCAAACTGGCTTAGGTCAAAATCAATGTCATTAACATTATAAATTGCTCTAAGGCTATAAATGTCTGAATCATATTTTCTGTCACGGTTTTCTAAAAATACCATGTCTTGTATTTGCGTATGATCTTTTACAGTTGCACCGTCGTCGGTTCCTGTATACTTGTATATGTGTATATCAGTCCCGCCAACAGTAAACATTTCTAGAATTTGTTTGTCTAGAAATTCGTAATCATTGCCGCGCTCTGGTTTATATAATGATAATCTTGGCATACACATATTTAGCATAAATACTATGGAGACTTTATTATGGCAGACTTACAAACACAAAAACAAGAAGTATTTGATTATGTTCATGCAATGCTAGGCGGCGGCATGATTGATGTAGAACTTGATCCGGTACATTACGAAACTGCATTGACCAAAGCATTAACTACGTTCCGCCAGCGTTCAGATAATAGTGTTGAAGAAAGTTATTTGTTTATGCCAACGGTTACTGATCAAAATGATTACACATTGCCTAATGAAGTAATAGAAGTACGTAAGCTCTTTCGTAGATCAATTGGTTCACGCACAGGCGGCGGCGACGGTGGCACACTATTTGAACCATTTAACATGGCTTATACTAATACATATTTGCTATCGAGCTCAAATATGGGCGGATTAGCTACATACGATATGTTCTCACAGTATCAAGAACTTGTAGGTAGAATGTTTGGATCGTTTATTGAATTTAAATGGAATTCAACTACAAAGAAACTCACGTTGCTACAACGTCCTAGAACAGAAGAAGATTTACTTTTGTACGTTTATAATCACAGACCGGATACTGAAATATTAAATGACTATCTTGCTAAACAATGGATTAAAGACTATACTTTAGCAGGCTGCAAATATATGCTAGGTGAAGCACGTTCAAAGTTTGCTACTATTGCCGGACCTCAAGGAGGAAGCACTCTCAATGGCGATGCACTAAAAGCTGAAGCACAGCAGGAAATGGAAAAGTTACAAGAAGAAGTAAAACTAGCTGTACCGGGCGGAACAGGCTACGGCTTCACTATTGGCTAATGTTAACGCTATAATTTAAGCATACTGTAAATACAGTATGACATATTTTGAACGCAAAGAAGCTAATCGTTTTTACTGGATGGTCAAAGGTCAACTTATTCCCGACAGCTGGAGTGATAAAGATATCATGTCTACTTACGAATCATATTTCCGTAGACTATGGGGCAATCACGAAAGAGCTCAATATGCTGAGTTAGGGTTTGAAGCAGCCTGGGCACAGCGACAATCAGAAAAACGGTTGACAAAGGTTTAATTTTCTTATATAATATAAACTATATTACATAAGGATTATTAATGTTACCTAAATTACTTATTGTCGGACACGGTCGACATGGCAAAGACACTGTCTGCGAAATGCTACAAAAGTTTGGATATACATTTCAGTCAAGTTCAAAATTTTGTTCAGAGCTTTTTATTTTCAATGATCTAAAAGACAAGTATGGATATTCTGACGAAGAAGAGTGTTACGCAGATAGACATAATCATCGTACTGAATGGTATAACATGATACACAATTATTGTCGAGACGACTTAGCAAGACTAGGGCGTAACTTATTTGCAGAAAATCAAATCTACTGTGGTTTACGTAATAAGCGTGAATTCTTTGCAATGCAAAATGAAGAAATTTTTGACTATGCAATTTGGGTAGATAGATCAGATCACTTGCCTACAGAGGATCCTAGTTCAATGAGCATCGAACAGTGGATGTGTGATTATACAATTGATAATAATGGCGACATAAAACGTTTAGAAAAAAATGTTGATACACTAATTCGTACTATTTTTAGAAATCAGGGATTAAGTCTCCCTGCTTCCACTTCACTCCCTCTTTTTGCAGAATTCTCTGACAGTTAGCACAGATAGTTTTTAAATTACTAGGACGGCAATTTTCTAAGTTGCCGTCTATATGAAATACATTAAATTGTTCTGCGTGTTTACTTTTAAACCCACACTTCTCGCAGGAATCTTTCTTTTTATATCCTGATTGCTTCCATTTAGGTATTCCATGACCTACACCATTTCGTAAACAAGTTTCGCATAGTTTTCGATAATATGTCCTGCCATCTTTTTTATAATTAATAGCAGCTGGTCTATGTCCACATTTACATAAAGGTCTCATACTGTATTTAGCTCACCTTTTTGGTGCCTTTTTTATGGGTATAACTAATACATTTTTCTTTGTAAGTGGTAAATACAAGTAATAAATTGACCCAATCCATAGGAGAAATATAATGGCATTAACATCACCAGGTGTACAGGTTAGCGTTGTAAATGAGAGTTTTTATACTCCAGCTGAACCAGGTACAGTTCCAGTTATTTTCTGTGCATCTGCACAGGATAAAACAAATGCTTCGGGTACAGGTACAGCGACAGGCACACTAGCATCTAATGCTGGTAAGCCGTTCTTGATGACATCGCAACGTGACTTGGCTGAAACATTTGGAGATCCTACTTTTAGAGTAGACGCAAACAACAATCCAGTTCATGGTTCAGAAGTAAACGAATATGGACTACAAGCAGCATATTCATTCTTAGGCGTGAGCAATAGAGCATGGGTAGTAAGAGCACCAATTGATTTAGGACAATTAGAGCCAAGATCAAGTGTACCAACAGCAGATCCTGAAGCAGGTACATACTGGTTAGACACAACTACTTCATTGTTTGGTATCCAAGAATGGAATAACGCAGATATAACAATTACCGGTGGACAAACATTTACAAATAAAACTCCGCTAGTATTAACAAAAGAAACACAAGTAACAGGCACTGTTAACGCACCAGGTGCTCCACTAGCATCAATTGGTGAAATTGGCGATTACGCAGTAATTGCTGTTAACAAAGTTGTAACTATTTGGTATAGAGCTTCCGATGGAGATTGGGTACAAGTCGGTAGCGACGAATGGAGAGACAGCTGGCCAGCAGTTAAAGGTTCTAAGGCTAATCCAAGTGTTAGTGCTTCAACATTTACACTAAACGATACTTTAATTACATTATCAAATGGACAAACTCTGTCAGAAATTGTTAATGATATTAATGGATTAGGCATTGGTGGACTAAGAGCAGCAGCAGTAGATAATAGACTAGCACTATACAGTGATGGTACTACAAGCGGTGCAGATAGTACACTAGCGGGTCCAGTAGTTATTGCAGCAGGTACAAACAACGACGAAACTGCATTAACTGCATTAGGGTTGACAGCTGGTACATATTATCCACCAGCATTACAAATTAGTAAGCATACAAGCATTCCAACAACATTTAAAAAAGCATCAGGTGTAACCGGTAGACCAACTGGTTCTATTTGGTTAAAAACTACAGAACCAAACTTAGGTGCTCGTTGGAGAGTTAAACAGTGGAACGACGAAACAAGATTATGGGATTCAGATGAATCACCAATGTTCCCTTCCGCACAGGATGCTATTCTTGAACTTGATAGAACTGGCGGCGGTGATAACTTACAAATCGGCGATTCATTTATTTTAACAAATGTTGCAGGCGACACATTACCGTTAGCATCGTTTAGAATTTATAGAAGAGCAGCAATCGGATCAACTGTAATTAAATCAAAAGCAATTGAATCTAATTCGTTCGGAGCAGGCACATATAACATGTATATTCAGTCAACATCACCAGGTGATGCAGACTTTAGCTTATTTGCTTCAAGCATTGCAACTGTTACTATGGACGGAACAGAAAGTGCAGCTGATCAAGCAATTAAATGGGCAACTGCAATTACAAGTGCAGGTATTCCGAACATAAGTGCTGAAGTAGATTCCGAAAATAGAATTGTTATTAAGCATAGCAAAGGCGGCGAAATGAAAATTACCGACGGTAGTGGAAGTTTTGCTTCACTAGTTGCATTAGGTATTTCACCATATGTAGACGCTAATACAGGCACACAATATGTATCGTACGAGCCAGGAACAGACAGTGGAACACAGCCACAAGTTTATAGAGCAAGCAACTGGCAGGCACTAAACTATACTGCAAGTCCGACTGCACCAACAGATACAGCAGCAGATGGTCAGCTATGGTACAATTCAATTATCGATGAAATTGACATTATGATCCATAATGGTACTACTTGGGTAGGCTACCAATATGACGGCAATGACGCAAGTAACTTTGGTCCTGCAAGTCCATACTACTCAGCAGTAAGTTCAGAAAAAACAGACCCAGCAGGTCCTATGATTTCTGCAACACAGCCGACTAAGCAATCAGATGGTACAGAGTTAGCAAATGGCGATCTTTGGATTGACAGTTCAGACTTAGAAAACTATCCAATGATTTATCGTTACAGAAAAGCAACTGACGCTTGGGAACTATTAGATAAGTCAGATGGAACAACTGAAAACGGTGTACTATTTGCAGATGCACGTTATGGTACAAGTGGTATTAATGGTAACACAGCAGCAACAATTAAAGATCTACTTACAAATAACTACTTAGATCCAGATGCTCCAGATCCAGCACTTTATCCACAAGGCATGATTCTTGTTAATACTCGTAGAAGTGGTTTTAATGTTAAAAAGTTTGTTAAAAACTACATTAACACAGGCGAAAAGAATTTACGTCATAAAGATGAAGATATGAGTAATGCAGACGGTGCAGGTACACCGTACAACAGAGATCGCTGGGTTACTGAATCAGGAAACCAAAATGACGGATCAGGTAGCTTTGGACGTAAAGCACAGCGTAAAGTTATTGTACAAGCATTACAAGAAGTTGTTAACAACAACGACGAAATTAGAGACGACGAAGCACGTATCTTTAACTTGATTGCTTGCCCAGGTTATCCAGAGCTGATCGGCGAAATGATCACGCTAAACTACGACAGAGGTTTAACTGGATTTGTAGTTGGTGATGCACCAATGAGACTAACACCAGATGCAACTTCACTAAATGAGTGGGCAACAAATGCTAAACTAGCAGCCGAAGATAACGACGACGGACTAGTAAGTAGAGATGACTACTTCGCAGTGTTTTATCCAGCAGGATTTACAAGTGACAACTTTGGTAACAACGTAGTTGTTCCTCCAAGTCACATGATGCTACGTACAATCGCACTAAGCGACCAAGTTAGCTATCCATGGTTTGCACCAGCAGGCACAAGACGCGGCGGCATTACAAACGCAACAGCAACAGGCTACATTGATAACGAAGGAGAATTTGTAACTATTGCACTAAACGAAGGACAAAGAGATACATTATATGCACAAGGTGTAAACCCAATTACGTTTATTACTGGCGCAGGACTTGTTAACTTTGGACAGAAAACTCGTGCAAGAGGAAACAGCTCTTTAGATAGAATTAACGTAGCACGTTTGGTTATCTACTTACGTAGTCAGCTAAACACTCTTGCTAAACCTTACATCTTTGAGCCAAATGATAAAATCACACGTGATGAAATCAAAGGACAAGTTGAAAGTCTATTACTAGAACTTGTAGGTCAAAGAGCATTGTATGACTTCTTAGTTGTATGTGACGAAACTAACAATACTCCGAGCAGAATTGATAGAAACGAACTTTATGTAGATGTTGCTATTGAACCTGTTAAAGCTATTGAGTTTATTTACATTCCGCTACGTTTGAAAAATACAGGCGAAATAGCAGGGCTATAAGATGATAAATACTTTTAACTTAGGAGCAAATTAAATGGCAATTTCAACATTATCAAAAATTACAGTGCCTTTAGCAAGCGGAGATTCTGCTAGTACACAGGGCTTGTTGATGCCGAAGCTCCAGTACCGCTTTAGAGTGTCACTGGAAAACTTTGGTGTTTCAACACCGACTACAGAACTTACTAAACAGGTAATTGATGTAACTCGCCCAACAGTAGCATTTGAGCCAATGGAAATTCATGCATATAACTCAAAGGCATACTTAGCAGGTAAGCACACTTGGTCACCAATTACATTGAACTTACGTGAAGATGTAAACAATGCGGTACAAAAACTAGTAGGCGAGCAGCTACAGAAGCAATTCGACTTTTTCGAACAGTCAAGTGCAGCAAGTGGTCAAGACTACAAATTTACAACACGTATTGAAATCTTAGATGGTGGTAACGGTGCTAATACACCGAATGTACTAGAAACGTTTGAGCTTTATGGTTGTTTTGTAACAAACGCTAACTATAATACATTAGCATATCAAAACAATGAGCCAGTAACAGTTACACTAGAAATCCAATATGATAATGCTATCCAAACACCAACAGACACAGGTATTGGTACAGCAGTAGGACGTACACTAGGTACACTAATTACCGGCGGCGGCGCATAAGAAATTATCAAAACCAATTAAAAGGGGGCTTAGGCTCCCTTTTTTATTATCTGCGTACATAATAGATATGGATAAATATTTGTATGGCACTAACATCTAATGGATTTTTAGACAATTTATTATCGGGTATTTTAGGACCTAAAGGTACTGTTGCGGACTGGCAACACGCTAGTAGACTCTATGTCGATAATGATTTAAGATTTGCTCCAAAGCAAAAATTTCTCTATCATGTTTATTTTGAACTCGATCCAGTTGTTGCTACAATACTTCCTTCATTAAAAGAAAAGCATAATATAGAAATAGGTATGCTTGTAAAGCAAGCAGATTTACCAAGATATACTGCTATTGTCGAAACAAGAAACAAGTATAATAGGAAAAAGAATGTTCAAACTGGTATTCAATACGAGCCTATTAGTATTACTTTTCACGACGACAACTATGGTGTAACTACAGCACTTCTTGAAGCGTACTATAGATATTATTATGCTGATGCAAGTTATGGAAGAAATCCAGGAGCATATAATAAAGCAGGTGCGGGCGATAATACATATATGGGTAGCGGTCGCAACCAATATAAGTTTGGTTTAGATAATAATATTAGTGTTCCATTTTTTAAAAATATACAAATATCTCAACTAGCTAAAAAATCATATACTACATATACTATAGTAAATCCTATTATTACACAATGGCAACATGATACTGTAGATAATGCAGACGGCGGCGGCATTATGGCTAATACTATTACTGTTGCGTATGAAGCTGTACACTATAGCAGAGGTACAGTTAATGCATCAGGAGAAGGAGATCCAAAAGGGTTTGGAGATCCGTCACACTACGACAAGCAACCTTCACCGATTAGTTTGTTAGGCGGCGGCACACTAGGCATTGACGGAATATTTGGTGCAGGTGCAGACTTGTATGATTATATTTCTAAAGGTGATAATTTTAGTAGTCCATTAGAAGCCGGGCTTGCTGGGTTTCAATTAATTAGAAATATACAAAATTTAAATTCATCTAGCGTTAGCAAATTTGCAAAGGGAATTGCTGAGGACGTTTTGTCTAATTCTACTAGTTCATCTTCAAATATAACTAGTGGTATAACAGATGCAATTATACCTAAAACAAACGGCCAAGGCGGGTCTAATGATACTACAGAAGCAGTAGCGTCAATTGGTGCTGCGCCAGTTAGTGAAAATACTCAAAGACAACAACTTTTAGAAAATCCATTACAACTAGATGATAGTGCAAGAAACATTTTTCTAAATGACTATCTAGCTGACGGCGGCAGCGACGGAGTGAATGGTGCTAACAAAGCCTGGAATGAGTTACCAGAAGGTAGTAAAAAATTATATAGAGACAAAGTGTTGGATTTAACATCATGAGCAGTTCATTACCGATAAGAAATATTTCTAAAAGGTCAGATAAAGACGTTACGTTGTTTTTTGACAAGTATTACGAAAAACCTATTAGTTTAACTGATAATGATTTATCAACAGTTGTAGGTTTTTTCGAATCGAGAGGATTTGATCAAAGTGCAGCATTAACTGTTAGTACAGTACTATTAAATCAAGCTAAAACTGACGGCGTTGATGTTTATAGTTTATTAAAAACGTTAAAGGGTATAGACGAGTTACGTCTAAGTGCTGTTATTGCAGAAATTTTAAATTATAATAGAAAAAGAACAAGTGCTATAGGATTTAAACGAGATCAAGATATTACAAAGTACGAGAAAAGAAACATTATTGAAGGTACTCCTGAACAAGTCTTCATAAATACAAGCATAGAAACTAATTTTAGTGCAACTGGCTTTACATTTGATTCAGATACAATCACCTTCGACGGAGAATAACGAATGGCAAAACAACTAATAGATAGAGGTAATGCACCAAACGACGGTTCAGGTGATGGTCTACGTACAGCAGCCGGCAAGCTCAATGAAAATCTAAATGAAATTTATTCAACACTTGGTGATGGAGAAAACCTTTTAAACACTGACGTAGATTTTGGTCCTAACAAAATTTTCTATAGTAACGTTTTTCAAACAGAACAAGATTTACAAGCAGTAAGTGCATCTACATATCACGGAATGGTTGCACACGTTCATGCTACTGGCGCTTTGTATTACGCACATGCAGGAATATGGAGGAAACTTTTAACATCAGATCCTGCTGATAATACTACAAATTATGATGATCCATTAGATACTGTTGCATATACAGGCAACTATTCAGATCTAAGAAATAGACCCACACTACCAAGTGCAATTACAGACTTGGGTATCGTTGACGGAAGTGCTGGACAAGTTTTATCAACAGACGGTGTTGGTAATTTTGTATTCAGAGATGTGCAAGCAACTAGTATTGATTTTATTAATGTTACTAATAGACCTGACACGTTAGCAGGGTACGGCATTAACGATGCATTTACAGGTCGTTACGATGATTTATCTAATAAACCGTCACTATTTTCGGGCGATTATGTAGATTTAGCTAACAAGCCTGTGATACCAGTTGATATTAATGATCTTACTGACGATGACTCCTTATTATTTAATAAAGACTATAACAGTTTACAAAACTTACCGTCGATTCCAGCAGATTTAAACGATTTAACAGATGCTAATAATTTACTGTTTTCTAGAAGCTATACTGATTTAACTGATAAGCCAACTAGCTTTTCCGGATTAACTAGTCTAAGTATGTCATTAGGTATTTCTATTGACGAGTTTAGTAACGATACAACTTTAACAGACAATAGTGCAAGTGCGTTAGTTACTGAACGTGCTGTTAAAACTTATGTAGGAACACAACTAGGAGCACTAACTTTAACAAGTTTAGGTATTACTGAAGGAACCACAGGCCAGGTATTAACTACTGACGGTGCAGGAACTTATACTTTTGAAACTATTGATACTGACACCATTGGTAACTTTACTATGGCAAATAGTAATATTGACACTGACGACTCTAGTGCTATTACTATAACACCTTCTGTAGTTATACAAAGTGATCTTACTGTTGAAAATAGTTTAACAGTTACTAATGAACTAACAGCAAAAAGTTTAGTTGTAGATAGTATTGAAACCGAAGCTCAAGGAGATCCTCAGTTAGTATCAGACAACAACTTAGATATTATTGTTACTAATGATCTTACTATTACGGCTGCAAGCAGTAGAATTACATCAGGTATAAATGTAGAAGGTGAATTAAAACAAGGCAGAGCAAGCGCAAATAATCAATCATTTATTCCTATCGTGATTAATGATACATTTTATGATGTAATTGACCCTAGTGCAGCAGATACAGATAGTACAGATTTTATACAAACTATTTGGCAAAAAGAACTAGATCGTTACACTACAGGTGGCGAAATATTACTTACTATGAATAGTACAGACAATGATTTATTTGTAGTTAAAAAGTTTTTGTTTTCTTCGACAGGACTAAACAATCAATATCAAGTTAAAGAAATAGGCTCAATCGGAGAAACAGAAATATATTCTGATTGCTCAGTTGAATATGATGGGACTAATATGAAAGTAATCGTAAGGAGTCCCGACAATAACTACGGACTAGTTCGTATTACAGGACAAATAACATATACAAGCAATCCATTAAGTGTTTCAATATCTGGTTACTAACGGAGTAATGAATGAGCGAAAAGTATTATCAAATCTCAACAGTCGATGCTGATTCTTTTAACGTAATACACGATCTATTATGTCATAGCAGCGACGAAGAAAATATCCCTGATAGAGAATGTACTTGTCACGATGAAAAACATCACAGTCCTACAAGAGGTATTTTTTTACTTACTGACGAAGAAGCAGAACAATTAAAGAATAGAGATGAGATTGACTTTATACACTTAGATTATACTTCTTATCCTGAACAATTTAAACCACCGCCAGACGATGTTGTAGCAACACCGGTTGCATTTTTTGACAGATATAATACTACTGTAAAAAATATTAAAGATATGGGAAGCGGTGTTGGTAATAATCCAACTGATGCGGATATAAATAGAACAGGATATCAGCTGTTGCGACCTACTCAGGAATCTGATCCATGGATAGCTAACGGTAATGCTCGAGAAATAATCAACAGCAACATTCGTCAGCAAGGGTCTGGAAAAGATGTTGATGTTATAGTAAGTGATGACGGATGTTGGTTTGGACATCCTGAGTTTCAAAATAGTTTATCTATGTTGAATAGTGGTACTGAAGTTCCTAAACCTGAAGGTTATGTTGGCGGCAATGTTCTACCAGGTAACGGCACTTGCGATTTATTAGATTTAGTTTTAGATTCCCCTTACTATTTAGACCCTGATTACTTTAATGCTGATTCGGCTAATTTATTAATTACTAGATGGGACGGTACTATTGTTCCTACAGAAACAGCAGCTAGGTCTTGGTGGAGTAATCCAAATGCGCGAAGTCCTAAGTTTAGTGATATCGGCACTGTACTTGTTTCTTCATTTTATACAAGAGCAAGAAATAACGGAAGTAATACGTCAAGGTCGAATAACGGACGACACGGTACTCCTTGTTGTGCATTGACATACGGAAGATCGCAAGGATGGGCTTACAATGCAAACAAATGGTTTGTGAACTCAATTGGTTATAATAGTACTGATGTAGAACCATATTTCGATATACTAAAGCTATTTCATAAGCATAAACCAGTAAACACAAAATATGGCACTCAAGATCCAACAATATCTTCTAACAGCTGGGGTTGGAGAGCTAGTACTAAAAGTGGTGACTACTATACTTTTAGAGGTACAACAACTTCATATCCTGGTTATACAGCTGAGCCTGCATTTATTGCGCATATGGGCATAACAGGCGACGGCGGCAGATGGTCGAGTGAAATGATAGATAATTCATATACTCAAGCAGGTAAGGAAATGCTTGATGCAGGAGTTATTTTTTGTGCAGCAGCAGGAAACAGTAATCAAAAGCAAGTAGGACCAGATCATCCTGACTTTAACAATTATATACACGAAACAGTTAACCAACCATTATCGGCAACTCAATATTCGGAATTTAGTACACCTGTTTACGGAACTACTAATAGACGAGGATTTCCTACGCAAATGGGGAAAACACTAAACTATGATTACCCAGTAATTGCTGTTGGTGCTTTAGATGACCAAATACAATTTGAATCAGGCGGCTGGGTAGAAAGAAAAGTTAACTACAGTAATAGAGGAGAAACTGTAGATTGTTATACACCAGCTGACGGGACTCTAGCAGCTAACCATAGTTATAGTTCCGTCGGATATTATCCTGCTACATATAATGGACTTGCATATAACGGTGGTGTTGCAACAGAATGCTCATTCGGTGGAACAAGTGCAGCATGTCCGGTCGCTACTGGATTTTTAGCAACAGTAATTGAGCATAATAGAGACTGGACAAGTTATCAACTAAAAGATTATATGCAGTCTTTAGATACAAGACCCGAATCTGAATTTTATTACGGAACTGAAACTACTTCTGCAACGTCCTCTTCTTGGTATGATTATGTAGGATTAGAAGGAGGCCAGCCTAAAGTTCTATATGCAGGTACTATAGAAAAAAGTACATTTCCATTAGTTCCGAGATCGAGAACAATGAGAGGCCCGATAAAACTGAAGGGCGGAGCAAAACTCCGTTATAAGTAAATGTCTCGTTTTGCTCAAGGTAAGTTTAAACTACAAAACCCAGAAAAATATATAGGATCAAGAACTCCTACATACCGAAGCAGTTGGGAATTTGCCTTTATGAAATTCTGTGATGAACACCCCAGTGTTAGTCAATGGGCAAGTGAAGCAGTACAAATACCTTATAGGCATCCCCTTACTGGAAAGTATACAATTTATGTGCCTGACTTTTTTATTGCATACGGCGATAAAAAAGGAAAGCAACGTGTAGAGTTAATTGAGGTAAAACCTGAAAATCAAACAGTTAAAGAAAAACTAGGAAGAAGCAGAGCTAATCAAGCACATTGGGTAATTAATCAAGCTAAGTGGGAAGCAGCAAGAATTTGGTGTAAGCAAAAGGGCATATTTTTTAGAGTGGTTAATGAGGGCGATATATTTCACAAAGGCCGTCGTAGATGAATTTAACATTTATAGGGAGTGACAACAAAAAGTATACTTTTGTTCATATTCCAAAAACCGCAGGAAAAAGTATTAGTGCATATATTTTTAAACATGCAAAAGAATACTATACCTTACACGATGATTCTCATGCAACTGTAAACGAAATAGAATCATTAGGCAAAGAGTTAGGCACAACGTTTGCAGTATCAAGAAATCCTTATTCCCGTGCTGTTAGTTTATATAGGTATCTATACGAAACTGATATTAAAAAACTAGCACAACAAGCAGATCCTTATTTTAATACAACATCAAATCTCGAATGGCATAAAACGTGGCATGATAAAACTGGCCGTATTACGTTTAAAAAATTTTGTGAACAATTACCATTTGTACCTTTAGGACAGTCACAATATCCGTATTTGCCTGTCGACAAACTTTTTAAATTTGAAGAATTAGATAAATTTAATAGTTTTATTAAAGAATGCTTAGGTACAACGGAAGACTTATTTCATTTAAACAAAACTGGCCCTAACAATTACAGACGTTATTACAATAGACATGCATGTAAATTAGTATATAAGGCATACAAAAAAGATTTTCAAAGTCTGGGTTATTCTAAAGACATAAATATCTTTATATAATGGTGTAGTACTATGACTAAAAAACTTGAAGAATTACTTGATTTACCAGATTCGAAAGAAATTGTAGATAGCGATAAAAACAAAGACAAAGAGTCTAAAAAGCAATCTGCAATAGTCGAACAAGAAGAAACATTTGACGCTATGGCTGAATTTGATAAAATTTCAGCTGCACTGCCACACGTAAAAGGACTTGGCGATAAGGCAGATAACGAATTAGAAGATATTGCTAGTAGAGCATTACATGCATACGACGATCTAATGACGTTAGGCATGAACGTTGAAAGTCGCTACAGCGGTCGTGTTTTTGAAGTTGCAGGTAATATGCTAAAAACTAGTTTAGATGCAAAAACTGCTAAACTAGATAAAAAGTTAAAAATGATAGAACTTCAACTCAAAAAAGAAAAAATGGATAAAGAAAGCAGCTCAGGCGACGACGGAATGGTAAGCGGCGAGGGATATGTTGTAACTGATCGCAACAGTCTGTTAGAAAGACTAAAAGGCCTTGATAAGGATAAATAATACATAATAGGAAAATCAAAATGAAATCATTTAGCGACATTTTAACAGAATCTAAAAAAACGTATAGTTTTTTAATTAAAATTGCAGGAGACCTACCAGAAGGTTGTGAAGCAAGTATGAAAACTGCTTTAGAAAGATTTAGTGTTCAGTCTTGTTCGTCATGCAAAAAGACACCTATACAAGAATCGCCATTAGATTTTCCAAGTTTAAAAAATATGGAAGTTCACACTTGGGAGTGCGATGTAAGTTATCCAACTACCAGAGAAGTTTTAGAAAACTATCTAGCAAGTTGTTGCAATATTCCAGCTGCACACATTG